CAATCGGAGTTAAATTGATTGTGATTGATTCGGGATCAACTAAAGCAAACCAATAGTCTGGAAGATGAATGACATTTGTGTCCTGCATTTTCCCACGATAATAAACTGCAGACTCTGGGCCTTCTAAGCAAATGTGACGTAATCTCCATCCCTTTTTGGTTGGATGTTCAATATCAAATGCTTTTCTAGACGTGAGTGTAATACCACTTGCAGTAACTTCAGTTGCAGTAACAGTGGTTGCGTTTACAGTTCCTAATGTGCATGTAGGACTACCAGTGATTGCAGTATTAACTTGAATCGTATTGATCTGAGCTCCACCATGTACGTATCTTTCACATGCTTCTACAGGATAATCAGTATCTCCTGTGGTTCCTTTTGCAATAAAATCTAATGCAGGATCAACAGATCCTGATGTTGATCCACCACAACTTTTGTTACCAATATTTCTTGTTACAAGTTCTTCCATCATCCCTCCTTCACATCATAGTGATAACCAGAAATTGAATATTGATTATTGTCTCCAGGATAATCTGCTGGAGTTTGACCTTGATACTCTGCGATCAAAGATTCTCCATCTTTTCTTTCTGCAAAGATATGATAGAAACAGTCAATTGGCATACTATAGTTTGATTGCAAGTGAACCGCATTCTCATCAATACGTTTTACGATAACACTTTGGTGAGAACCAACGGGTGTTAATTGCACACTAATCGTTTTGAAGTCTACAAAGTCTTTCCAATATTCTGGAAGATCAATTACATTTTTATTTGTAACTCTTCCACGAATATAAACATCATTGTATGGAGCTTCTGGGCAAGTATGCCTCAGTCTCCATCCTTCCTTTGAAGGGTGTGGAATATCAAAATTCTTTTTTGCAGAAAGAATATGAGTTCCACAACGAGACATTACTTCTCCCTGAGCAACCAGATTATTTCCAACGTTCACATTATTAGAAGTATCTACAACTCCCAAAAATGCAGAAGACCCATCAATCGCAAGACTGTAAGGATTGTTGACTCCAGTACATAATGCACCAGGGACAATCGGTGGTGTAAGTAAATCTGAGTTTGACGCTGGGCCCACCATCAAAGTTGCTGTTAATACTGGTGGTGGTGTTCCAACAATCATTGGTCCTTCGATATATGAAGAACCACGAATTTCAGTTGGACCTCTTCCTAAAACTTCTGGTTTTCCTTCACCAACAAAGAGCCGTTTTCCTACGGCAATATCATCAAATTGCATTACTAACCTCCAATCGTATTATTCTCAGTTTCTGCAGTTCCACCATATTTAGACTTCTTAAGTTTGGATGCTCCAGTTGCACAAGCAGAGAGTCCACCATATAAATCTAAAATTGCATTGCCGACAACCTTACAAGTTCCAGATGAGAAAAACTTAGCAACCGAAGTTGCATTGACTTCTACATTCTTGGAAATAATTTCCACCTTTTCATTAGACTTAAGCGTAATCACGCCATTCTTATTGTCTGCACCACTTGCAAGAAACTCAATATTTTCTGCTTGAAACTTAATTCTACCACGAGTTGCGCTAAAAATGATGTCTCCATTGACACACTCAACATAAAATGCAGGTAGTCCATCTTCAGGATCGCTCGTTACATCATCCCCACACTTGATTTGATATGTTCCTGGGCAACGATTGATTGTTCCACCCTTTCTTCCTTCTCCACCTGTGGCATCCATAGACATGTAATGTCTCGTATCGGATCCACTTCTAACCATAAAAGCTGAGATCTCATTATCATTATGAATGTGACCAAACTTAATCTCACCGTCTTTATTTCCGTATCTAATTGTATGATAATTTTTAGACTCTGACATTATACTTTACCGACACAATCGACAACATGAATAATCTTATCTCCTACAGGTGATGATGGTGTAGTGCGAATTGGTTCTCCATTAGGACCAGTAGTTGAAATAAGATCCTCTTCTGCAACATCTCCAACTCTATTTACACAGAATACTGGAACAATTTTCGCGTTATAACCTGTCTCAGATTGAATATAAATCTCAGGTCTTTCGGTAAATCCAATTCCTGCAGATACAATCTTTACATCCTCAAGTGATCCAAATGGACCAAACATTGGTTCCAATATTGCCCCATTACTTGGAGATACGATGATCTTGTCACTGTCACTATATGCTACACCAGGATTGATAATTTCAACATCACACATGTAAAGTACAATTGGATACTGTGCAATCGTTGAACTTGGTTGAGTTGATGATGAATCGTTTCCAACTTGCTGCGATTGTGGAGGACATTCAACCGCAGTGATTGATTCATCCTTTGTTGAAATATATGATGGTTGTCCTGCTAATTGAACCATATCACCAATACGAATATTCATAATTTCTCCTGGATCATATGGAGTATCCCATGTCCCATCAACTCTTTGAATAATTGATTGACATCTTGTAGCCCATACTCTTCCATCACCACCAAGATCTCCATTTGGTGATGATAAGTATCCTGTTCCAGATTGTTCAATTACGACTCCAGTAACTCCATTCGTTGTTCCATCTGGATCTGAAGCATAAGTTCCATCTGGTTGCTCAGAAACTGGGCCGATTACTACTGTTCCCACAGCACCAGAACCCTTTCCACATGCATCTTCAAAGCGAACATAAGGTGGGTTGACATAATTAAATCCTGGAGAAATAATATCGATTCCAAGAATATCTCCAGTGGCACTAATAATCGCATTTGCTGCTGCTCCTTCACCACCGCCACCGTAGAATACAACTGATGGAGGACCGCAAAGGATTGGACCTAAATTACAATTATCTTGGAAAATATCAGAAAAATCTAAATCATAATTAAAAGTGTTTGGATTTATGATCGGTTGTGCATTTGATGCAAACTCTTGTACTTTGTTAAAAAGATTGGTGAAGTTGAGTGTGGTGTTTGAACTTGGACCATCCCAAATACTCCATTCCTTTAATTTTCCACAAGAAGGTTTCTCCTCACAAGTAAAGAATCCAAGTAGTTGTCCAACAAAGTTTAAAAGTTCCCCTCCAATATCAAACACACCACCAATCAATGCTTCAATCGGTCTCAAAATATTTGTAAGTGCTGAGGAAATTAATCCAACAAGTTTTCCAAGCAATCCGCCAACAAAATTATTAAGCAAACACTCTGCGGTATTGATGACCTGATTCACCATTGAAAGAAGTGCTTTTCCAATCATTTTTAAGAGATTGGAAATAATTTTATTGAACAAACATGAAAGAGTATCGTTTGCCTGTTCTACTTTTTCTTTTAATTCTGGCCTTTCATTTGGATGAAGAAGATAATACGTATCCTTCATCGTATTATTAATCTTTTCCGTGGTCCACTTTCGAGTTCCATCAATAATATCTTTAAAGAATTTTGAAACATCTTTCGCAGCATTATTAATCTTCATCTGAATATAATCAGACACGGACATCTGCTGTCCATTATAATTGATTGGTTTTAAGACCGTGTTCTTCCAATCTTTAAGTTGTTTCTTTGCATTTTCAATGTCTTTGATTAAATTTTTTATGATTTTTTGTATTCCCTGAAGTTCTGCAGGATCACATTTTGATTTAATTGGATTTTGCTGTTTTCCATCATCTTTTTGTTGTTGATCATTAGTATTATTTTGTGTGGTTGAAGAACCAGTGTTTCCTTCAATTGGTTTATATGGTGCAACTGGAATTGAATAATATGGTACACCTTCACCAACAAAACCACTATGAGGTTCAAATGGTTTGAGTGGAATTGTTTGAGATAATTGTGTTTGATCGTTATTGCCAAGGCAACCAAGAATTACAGGATCTTCTCTATCAATTCCATCACGATAAAATCCTATGACATATGCGCCTTTTTTTAAATTTGCGGTCTGGTAACTCGCTGCATGACCAGAACCCGATGTAACTGGATATATACACTCTGCCATATCCAGACGAGAATTCTCTACATCTCCAATGTCTCGTCCAAAAATACGCACACGAAATCTTGACCCCCAACCGGGAATTTGTTGAGGATTATCCCATTTTGTTCTTAATTCGTTATCTTTCCAAGTCGCATCGTCAACAATTTGCCCAAACCAAAAATACATTGGTTGTAGGGCTGCGTTCTCTTGATTAAATAAAGTTCCTTGCATCAGTCTTCATATACTCTGCATTCGAGAGCATCTGGATGCATATCGCAAAATAATTCTAATGGGGATGGATCACGGTCTTCATCTGGGTGATTTACTTGATACTGTTCTAATGCATCAAGTTCCCCTTCAATATGGCGACGACGTTGAGAATTAATTTCTGGATTATCCAGTTCATCTCTATCATCATTAATATGTTGTTGAATTGTTCTGTTCATTGTTTTAAATCAGAAAGGTTTTCTTCCTATAGACTCTCTCACCAAGTTCAGTTTAGTGAAAGTTTTATTGGTTGTAATCAAATGAGATAAATCTACTATCATATATAGACCACCTTTTCTGTGGCTTACTGACTTCATAGTTTTTCTTGTAATCTCAGGAAAATCGCAGTATACCAGATCTCCGGCATTTAAACCAAAGTCTCCTGGTATTGTAATCGATAATTTCTGTGTAAACAACTGATTATATCTCATTGTTGCTTGGCGAATAATCGCATCTATATCATAGTCATTTTCTTTTGATTTGGTTAGTTGCTCTTCCAAGTTCTTTCCTGGTGGAAGAACACCTTTCTTATCATAGCGAACAACTACGCGAGTAGATTTGTCTTGAAGATTTTGATCCGCTGCAATGGTTGGATGTTCTTTTCCACCCATAGTTTCCACATTTTCTTGAGCAGTGTGTGATGTTTCATTTCTTCTAGGTTTATTATCATAAAAATTGGTTGCTCTCAATTCAGTTCTGAATAATGATCCAGATACCAATGCCTGCTCTACATCAATCGTACTATCAAAAGAAAACTTCAGTATTTTAGCATCATATCCTTCTGGAAGATATGGAGTTCTTGTAAAGATTAGTCTTCTTTTATATTTTTCTTGGAATAGTTTATCAATCGATCTAAATTTATATCCTTGGGAAGTTTCATAAAAAAGATATCCAGCACTCTTTCCTTTAAATCCAGTTGGAATTGATCTTTTTGCGAGCCATGTGCATTTATAAAATGGTTTTTCAGAACGACCAAGAAAACTGAATAGATTTTCTGTTTCATCGGCATCAATTGTTTTTGGAGTCTTTAAGGCATTCGTCAATATTGAACGAATGGAATCTGAAATTTTTCCATCATATCTTTTTGTTACTCTTGTTTCTACTAATTCATTATCCAAACACTCTTTCGACCACAGATCAATCATATAGGTTGAGACATTTCCTTCAACAATATCACGAATTGACTTCACTCGAAGTTGTGTATTGCCAGAAAACTTGAGTTTTTGCTCATAGTTATCCATCATTTCCAATTCTACTTGCTCACCACCCGTCAATTTCAAATCATTCATTTCTAGAGCTGAAGAACTATCACCTTCATATCTTTCTCCACTATCAACTAAAACTGCAGTAACACGAATAGTATTGTCTAGAATACTTTCATAGTATTGGAGTTGAACAGATCCCAGAGAAACATCAAGTTTCCTTCCTTTATTTGGAATGATTTCAAATCGAGTTATGTTTGATGTTTGTGCAGCTAAATTGGGAGTTTGATATGTCATCCGACTAACGTTGGTATGGTACTATTTACCCCAGGAAATGCGATAGTTCCCTGATTATTATATGACGTGCTTTGTGATGCAACTTCTTTAAGAACAATTTTCTCTTTTAGAATGAATACAGTTTCAACATCATCATATGCGGGTGTCATTGCAATTTGATTTGCTGCATTTGAAACTCTTGGAATTGATGATGCAATATTTGCGGTTGGCGCTGATGGTTCAAAAGAAGATGATACCGCTTGACTCTTAGTAGGACTAGTTGTTGACGGTTTCCATCCACCCATGTATTCAAAGTGAACAGGATCTCCAGGTATTTTCATATAGAACCAACCATATGCTGGACCATTTTTTACAAACCAATCCCAACCACGAGTTCCATCTTGAATATCTAATGCAGTCCCTTCTCCATGTCTCGATTGTCCTGGTGCAGCAACAACATTATACTTACCCTGAATTGCTGTCTGGTGTGCCAAACTTCTATATGCACTTGTAATTAAAATTGTTACACCCTCTTTTGCTGCTTGTGCTTTTGCTGCAAGAAATGCGTCTGCACAATTACCTGCTTTCAGAAGCATTGCATTGTTTCCATACCAATCTTGATAATCTGCACCACCATACAAGACACCAACTTGTTTGAGTTGTTCGGGTTTCAATCTTCCATTTTCACCAGTCAAAGGAGCTGTGGTCGATGATACAGTTCCTCGGGTAGAAGCCGATACTTGTGCAGGTCTTAATTGTCCTGCTTTAAATTTAGCAATTTGAGCACCTCCTGGTTCAAATCCAAAAGTATGACCATGGCGGGTTTGTTCAGTTTCATTTGCGAGATGATTATTTTGTCTTTCATATGCCTCTGCTCTGAAACTATCTCTTGGTCCAACAAAAGACGCTGCAGATCTTTGTCTATTGGCATCAAGTAATGCTGCTGCAACTTGTTCCAATTGATCTTGTCTTCTCCCGTGTTTTTGGATAAATTTAAGTGCAGATTCTTTATCCTTAATTGATTTCCAGTCCGAAATAGACCCATAATCTCTTACTGGTTGAAATTGACCACCATTGTCCTCCAAAATAACGGAACGAATATCTCCTGGCCATGCTGGAGATGCGACTCTATTGTAAATAACCTGTGCTACATCTGCTGCACCTTGAGGATCTGAGTTTTCCATGAGTGCCGCGACAGCAAGCAACCAAAAGTCGGGACTTTCACTACTTACCGATACTGCTCCAGGGAATGGAGTTGTCGGAGTTGCTTCAGTATTTTTTGTTTTCAGTATTTCACTAAAAATATTTGCCAATCGACTTTCAACACTTTGTTCAAAAATTTTACCTAACACAACTCCAAACTGTTCTTGACTTATACCTTTTCTTTGAATTTGGCGAGTAATTCCACCCCCAGCCATTGCCAACACAGTTGATGCAATATTATTGACTGCTTGAGATGATTGATTTTCAATGCTAGGTCCAATTAAATATGCTAAGGATTGTCCAAAACTCTGATAAACTCTCTTATCAGGTTTCTGACCCATTGCAATATCAACAGCGGCAGCCATCAATGGTCCAATAAAAGGAACCTTGCTCAGAGATGATGAAGTTGACATCAAGGTGTTTAATGGTCCGGGTTCAGATTTATTCTTGGATGATGGAAATACTTTTTCAATTTTCTCTTGTCCACCAATATCTTTTCCTGGTTGAGTTTCTTGCCTATAAACGATTGGGAGTGCTACTCTTTCAGGTGTTGCTTTGATTTCTCTGGTAATTTCTCCACCAACGGGGCGCCCCATTCGAGTAACATTGCCACCAACAACCATTTTTGTAACTAAACCACCATTGGTTTTTTGTGGTACTGGTTGTTTGGGTTGAACTAATCCTAAAGTCATGATTGAATTAATCATGTCTCTAAAATCAGTTGTAAACTGATCAAAGGTTTTTTGTGCGTCTTCGCCTCCTAATGATTTAATCTGTTTTGATAATTCATCCTTTGCTTTATATCCACCAGCAATTAGTGCAGAAGAAAAATCTAAAGTTCCAATAAGAACCTTGCCAAATGTATCTACTGCTGCGGGTAACAGATTCACAACTTTTTTTAATTGTGGAAGATTGTCGCCATAATTTGTAAACAAATATCCAAGAAAAGTATACCCAAGAAAGTTCTGAACGCTATCAAGAAATCCAGTTTTTGGCAAATTTGGTAGATTTAATTTTTTTATTTCTTGCGGTTTTTGCTTTTCAAGTCTATCTTCTTTTACCTTTCTTTTTTCATTTTCTTTGTTTACTTTTTTATCTTTTTTTGTTTTTTCCTTAACTTTTTTCGTCTTATTTACAATTTTTTCTACGTTAATTAGTTTCTTTTTAATCTTAAGATTCAGCAAGTCATCAATCTTCTTGTCATAAGCAGCCGCCATTCTTTCGCCTGCTGTCAATCTTGCTGGTGGTAATAACTTCTGAGCGTTAACTGCCATGATCTTATGGGATTAATCCGTAGATTTGTGCATTATCAAATCTTCTATTTCCAGGAGCAATCGCAGAAAATGATGGTATTTCAGTTCCAGCAGCGGCCATAGCGCCAGGAGTGGACGCAGGAACAACTGTTGGTGGTAATGTAATAATTCTAGATCTACTGTTTGGTGTTGGAATAACGTTAGCGGATTTTCCAGATACACTTGTATTCCCCAACATCATACTTGTATATCGTTGCTCTTGTGCTTGTCTTCTTTGTGCTGCAATACTTACTGCAAGTGGAGCAAAAATGTTCGTACCGAGTTCAATTCCTGCAGTCAATCCCAATCCTCCACGAACAGATGGAGATCTTAAAGGTCTTTCAACTGCTTGACGAATTGCTGGAGTTGGGCCAGTTCGTGTAAACTTAAAAGGATCCCCAGGTTTACCACGCATCATCTTAAACAATTCTCTTTCATCAACAAATCCCCTCCAAGGTCTCCAATTTTTTAATCCTGGTTGTTGCTGAGTTTTAAATGCCTGATCAGAAACCATATTTTGAAGTCTGTCATTGCCCAATAAAGTTTGTGGGTTTGGATTTTTTGTCATGTATTGACGCAATCCACCCCATTTGGCAGTATTTTCATTTGGAACCTGAACGTTTCTCCCTCGATTCCACCAGTTCATAAATCTACCCACCATGCCACCATTTTGTGATAATTGAATATTCCCCGCAAATTTTGGTTTGTTGGCATTTGGGCCGCCAAACATACTGTTTAATGCAAGAAGATTGTTTGCTCCGACCGCTCTTACAGTAGAGCGATTCATTACAATTTCTCCAGGTTGTAATGCAGTCAGTTGTGTGTCTGGACCTGCTCCAGATATTCTTGTACCAGTATTTGAGTCAATTAACCCGCCAGATGTAAAAAGACTTGGAAATAATTTAGGAGTACCATCTGGATTTCTTCCATAAGGAGCTTCTTGATTTTCTTTAATCTCCTTTTCAGTTTTGGGTTTTGTTTTTACTTTGGGTGCTCCAAATGGTGTTGGAGTCGATCCGATCATAGCAGTGCTATAACCAGTACCAGTCATTTCTCGTAATTTTTTATCACCTATTTCACCAGCAATAGAAGCACCCGCAGCTGCTGCTACGAGTGGGAATCTAAAAGCAAGATTGCGAATTAAACCAAGAGTGGTTCCAATAAATCCTCTAAGAGGTGTTAAAAATACAGCAGCAGTGCCAAACAATGCTGGCCAAAAGTCTTTTACAAATTTACCCAGTGCAGATATTTTTTCCTTGTTTGCTGGATCTGCAAACCATTCAAGTGCTGTTGTAATTCCTTTTCCAAGTAAAGTATAGAAAAAGAAATTCAAAATAGAATCAAATATTCCTTTTACTGGTGCAAAAAGTTTTTTGGCTGCTGCTATAACTTTTTTTGCACTTGACTCTAAAGTTTCTTCTCTCTTTGCACGTTTTTTATTTTCTTCTTCCTTTCGGTTCTCTTCTGCCTCTTTGCTTTCTTCTTTACTTTGATCGGTCAGACTTACAGAAATTGACTCAACAGTTTTGCTTATTGCCAATAAAGATTTTACGATTGGTGGTTCTGCTCCAACACCTTTTGCTGCTGGAAGTAACTTTTGCCCAATCGATCTAACCGATGTTATATTTTCAGATCTGATCGTCTTTGATTTAACTTTGAATCGACCAACTTTTCCTCTTATTCTTTTTCTTTCATTTGCAAGAATTGCCTGCTCTTCTGCAGGAATTGTGTTCTTCCCCTTTACTTGCGCTTCTTTTAAAAGAACTAGATAAGTTTCATAATCCAGATCAAAAACATCCTCAAGACCAACAAGTCTTAGAATCCTTGCATCAATAGTTTCGTTGACTAATTGATCACGCATTTTGTTGCTGCTTGAGTTTTTCTTCTTCTACATGCTGTTGTAATAGAGCAACATAAATGTCTCGTTCCCAAGGCATCATGTTTTCAATCTCCGTTAATGAGTATTTATGATACTGCATTAAGGAAAAATTTAATTTATAATAAGATTCCAGGTCCATATGAACCAGGCCTATGCGAAAAAATTGGAAAGGCCCTCCAGAACTACCTCGCTCTCAACACCACTCTTTGGATTCACGACTTTTACAGCATGAGATAATTTTGGCATCGTCTCAAAGAATGTTTCAATTTGCTTGAACTGAGATGAATTCATCTGCTCAAGAAATTCCATGATTTCTTTTTTGGTTACATCTGCGGATGTCCAAACTTCATCATCAGAATAAATTTTATCGACACATGAAGCAACCAGATCGAAAGATTGGTCCATCAAGTTTGCGCCAGAAAAATCAAAGTTTGATTTAATAAATTGATCCAATGATGGATACTTCATTTCCATCATGATAGAATCATCAACTTTGATCTTATTTGTATGCTTTTCGTTCTTGACTACTTGAATTTCATCTACAGAAATTGTAACAGGAACCGTGATGTCTTCATCATCTGGGCAAATTACATTAACTTCAATTTCTTCTCCTACAGACTTGCCACGAATATTCAGAAACAAATATTCAATATCAAAAGTAGGAAGGCTTTCAATCTTAATTCCTTTTGATAAAATACAACTCTTAATAACAGTTTTAATTGCGGTTGTAATTTCCTTCATGTTCTCTGATTCCAGTGCAAGAACAAGAAGTTTTTCTTCTCTAACTAAAAATGGCCTATATTGAATAGTTTCTCCAGTTGATGGCAATTCCAACTCATATGTTGGTGTAGAAATTTTAGGTAAAGGCATGATGTATTATGATATATGTGAGTATTTATCGGGTTAGTCTGGATCTCCTTTAGAAAAATTAGAAGCATTCTCTAATCCAACATAATATCTAGAATATGTAAATGAAACTGTACACTTTAAAAGAGAAGGTTGATCATATGAAACCGGAATAGAATTTATACTGATTGGATATGCATTAACAAAAGAATGCACTAAGACATTTTCTTGTTCATTAACTTGTGGACCATATGTTCCGGTAGATGGAGTGCTAAATGCTGATGGATAGTCTTTAAGTCCAATACTTTTTTCAAATTTTACAATTTTCATTTTCTGAGTATAATAATCGGATGGAAATCTTACTCTACTATTATAAGTCTTTTGATTAATTCCATATGATGCCTGTTCTTCTTTTGGTGCTTTGTCATTAACAATAAAAGTTATCCAATTATGAAAAAATTTTACAATATCATATCTTTCATCCACATAAAAAGTAAAATCTATTCGATCATCATATGATCTGCGGTATGCATGTCTTTCAGTTTGTCCAGTAAAATCATTATTAATTTCGTGAGTTAATAATGAAGATCCAGGAAGATTTGCTTCAGAACAAAGCAAAGAAATTTTATCGGTTACACCATTGTCAAGTGGATCGAGTGGCAAATCTGTATAATTTAGCATCCAGTTCCGCAATCCTTCATTTACATTTGCAAGATTCCCTGGTATCGGAAATTGCACTAAAAAAAGATGCGTTAACGCAGGTTTTAATATAATATGCTTTATATCCGAAATGGATCTATGAGGCATTACTAAATAGATTTACTTATATATTATGTATATGGGTAATGGCAGAAAGTATTAAGAGTCGCTATCAACCATCCTATCCCAAAAAGTATCAAGGTGATCCCAACAATATCATTTGTAGGAGTAGTTGGGAAAGAGTGTTTTGTCGGTGGTGTGATTTGAATGAAAATATAATTGCATGGGGATCGGAAGAAATTCGTATCAAATACTACGATCCCGTAAGTCAAAAGGTTAGAAATTATTTTCCAGATTTTATTATTAAAGTGAAAGAGAATAATGGGCAGATAAAAAAATATATTATTGAAATCAAACCCAAGAAACAAACTGAACCACCAAAACCAAAATCAAGAACAACAAAATCATACATTCACGAAGTTTATACTTATGCAACCAATCAAGCAAAGTGGAAGGCTGCGGAAGAATTTTGTAAGGATCATATGATTGAGTTTAAAATCATCACGGAAGAAGAACTCGGAATCAAATGACATCAGCAAGAGTTAAAAGACTTCAACAGAAATTGGATGGTTCTGAAGATGCAGAACTGATCATGATGAATATTCTTGAAGTTTTTACAGAATCTGAGTTTATTCCTGATGTTGGTAAATATTATACCTTTATATACGTATCAAAAACTCCAAATATTGAATATGATCAACATCCATTGATTGCTGTGACTGCTGTAGAACGTTGGGGATTCAAAGGAATTAATTTTCACTGGGGGCAATCGCGCAATTATACATGGGAAGAAGTTGCAGGAAAGATGCATGTTGTAAGAAACAACGAGATTGAATATTTGCGTTCATTACCTTTTGCAAAATTCGTCACTAAATAGGTAAAAAACTGCACTTAAATAATGGCAAATCAGACAACATTCAATTATTGTATGCCATTAGGTGGAAGTTGTGTTCCCGGTAGAATTCTGGTTGATTATCAAACTGGTAATGCAGAATGGTTTGCGGGAGGAGATACATATCCATCCTTTCAATCGTTAGCAAATACTGGTGGAACTGGAAATTGGGGATGGACCCCATCTACAAGTACTAGTATAGAAAATTTACGCAATAATGGTTATGTCACTGCAAAAGGATTGATATATGCGAATGATCAAGAATTGCTTCGAGATTTTTACACTGGAAATTCTATTCCAGGTCTGAATAGTCAAAGAGCCGCTGCATTCAATAATAATTTGCCCGGACAAGGAACATTTTTGGGAGTTCCTGGCACTAAAAACGTAGCAAATCCCAGCAAAACCCCAGATGGAACTAGACCTACAAATCCTGCAGCTCCTAATGGATCTGGTGGAGGAACAGATCCAACTTCAGTGAAATCTACAAACGTTGAAATTGCAGGTAAGACCGAACAAAAAGTTGGTAGTTATGAAAATTGGATATATCCAGAAGGATTGGGAAATAATCGCCAAGACTTCATCGAGTTTATGATGGTCGAATATGGAGGAAAGAAACTTGGTGGATTTGATATTAAGAGTGGATTAGCAACTAGAAATATTAATCTTGAAAAAATACTTGGTAGAGTATTATTGCCAATCCAACCAACAATTTCAGACATGAATAGTGTTGATTGGCAGAATGACACTATCAATCCATTGCAAACATTGCTAGCACAAGGTTCATTAGATCTTCAAAACAGTTCTTTTACTTTACCAGAATTAGATGTATTAAAAGGACTGGCAGGAAATGACGATATAAAACGTGCTATTCAATTATGGGCAGCAGGAAAAGCAGCAGGAACAAATATAATGTCAAGATTTGCTGGTGCAGTTGTAAACCCAAACATGGAACTTCTGTTTAATGGACCTCAACTGAGACCATTTAATTTTAGTTTTAGACTTTCACCAAGAAACGAAAGAGAAGCACAACAAGTTAAAGGAATTATTCGTTTCTTTAAAAAAGGAATGGCAATTCGTAAAACGGACCAGGAATTATTCCTTAAGGCACCCAATGTTTTTAAAATAGTATATCGAAATGGTAATAATGAAAATCAAGAGCACACATCAATCAATAAAATTAAAATTTGTGCATTGACGCAATGTTCTGTTGATTATACTCCCGATGGTTCTTACTCAGTTTTTTATGATAAAGAATCTACTATGACACAGTATGGTTTGACTCTGCAATTTAATGAACTTGAACCAATCTTTAATGAAGATTATGATGAAGCAGCTAAAACTACAATAGGTTACTAAAATGTCAAAACCATACTTCCGTCAAGTTCCTAATTTTGAATATGTAAGTCGTAATAAAGATGAACATTACATTTCAAACTATGATAACGTAAAAAATCTTTTTAAGCGTGGAAAGATTCGTGAAGATATTTTTGGCGATCTTTCATTCTTTACTAAGTACCAAGTTGTAGGTGACGAAAGACCAGATAGTGTTGCATATAAATTTTATAACGAATCTACATTAGATTGGGTGGTTCTTTTATCAAATAATATTTTGAACATCCAAACTGAGTGGCCAATGACTCAGTTTACCTTTGACAAATATCTTTTGGAAAAGTATGGAGATTATGATACCTTGTACAGTGGTATTCACCACTACGAAACTGAAGAAATTTTGAATACTAACGGTATTGTAATTGTACCAAAAGGAACACAAGTTGATGCTGGGTATTCGATCACTTATTATGATTATTTACTCGGACAAGAAGTTACAAAATCAAATATTGGGCATGTTGTGACGAATTACGATTATGAGAATCAAATTCAAGAAGATAAGAGAAATATCTATGTTCTAAAGGCAAGATATCTGAATGTTCTGTTTAATGACTTGGATAATATTATGGAGTATAAAAAAGGTGGAGCTCAATACGTGAACTCCACCTTGAAAAGAGGCGATAATATCAGATTATTTGAATAATCACTCGTCAACCAGTTTCTGGAAATACTTCATCGCATCATCTTCATCTTCATCTTCCACAGGTGAAAGATTGGGAAGGGAAGGAGCAGACTTACTCTTCTGATAGGATGCTTCCAGTTCTTCCATCACTTTATCTTCTTTCGAAGGAGTTTGAACATAGGATTCATACTCGTCTTCTTGCTCAACGACAGCACGAGCAGGATTCTTTTGACCCAGCACATACTTCAGACGCTTCTCAAGATCCTCATAGGACTTGAACTGATCGGGAGCAACGATTGCTGACAGAGAATACTCTTTCTTCCAAAGAGTTTCCAGAGCATCGTCGTCATCCATCAAAGGAGCAGCAGAGTCAAACTCAGACTTATCATAGTTCCAATAACCTTCAACCTTACGAATCTTCAGACGGAAGTTAGCACCACCCCAGAAATCAAAGGGATTGATAGGCTCTTCATCTTCGAATTCTGGTTGCATAGCATTCAGAATCTTGTCGAAGATCTTCTTACCGAACTTGAACAGGAACACTTTACCTTCGTTCTGAGGATTAGCAGGATCCTTCACAACGTAGATATTGCTATAGTAGTTCAGTTTGCGCTTCTGCTTACGCACAGTTTCTTTATCGTTCTCGCTACCGCTGTTCCACAGTTCACGATTGTATTCCGACACAGGATCTTTCTGACCCAGAGTAGTCAGAGAGTTCTCAATGTACCAACCGCCAGGGCCTTGGAATGCGTGAGAATACATCTTCACCCAAGGAAGATCTTCACCCTCAGGGGCAGGCAGGAAACGAATCACTGCAGAACCAACACCGGTTTTATCCATCTCTGGTTTCCAGAAACGTTCATCTGCACCACCAGAACCAGTGCTCATTTTCTCAACTTCTTTCACCAGTTTTTCGGTGAGAGAACCAAGTTTAGATTGCTTTTTAAGATTAGCAAAAGACATGTGTA